TAGGTGCAACAAGGGCTTTTCTTATTGCAATTGGTTTCCTTGATGAATTTGGCGATGATCTTGCAGGTGTGAGTGCAGAATTGATCAAAGCGCAAACAGAACTTAAAAATATGCAAGAAGAATTAGAAAACATGCAGTCTTCGGGACATTCCAAGAAAAATGCCGAGGATAGAATAAAGCGAAAACAAGTAGAAATTAAACTTTTAAAAGAACAAAAAGAAGAATTACAATTAATAGCAGATATTGAGAAGGCACTTAATGCTATCCCTGATGCACCTGCAGGTAGTGGCGCTTCTATTACAAAAGACATTCAGGAAGAACTTAAGAGAAATGCAATTCTTCGTGAACAAGTAAGTATGCAAAAACAATTAAATGAAGCTACGGCGAGTGGAAACAAGGTAGCAATTGCAAAAGCCAAAGCAAGAATAGCAGAATTCCCTGCAATGCAACGATCAATAGGTTTTGTTGAGTCACTTACAGAAGCAGAAAAAAAGTTAATGCTTGCAACAGGTGGATTTACAAATATTGCTGATGGTGTTGTTGTTGTCAGTGGTCAGCTCGGTTTGAGTTTAGAAGAATTACAAGACAAATATGACGAATTAGGTAAAAAGATAGAAGATATAAACCCACTTATGGATGCTCAACTAGATGCAGTACAATCACTAGCAACAAGTTTTTCTAATGCCCTTGCAGACATGCTGATGTCAGGTAAATTAAATTTACAGTCACTGGCAGATATTTTTAGAAATTTTGTAAGAACAATGATAGCAAAAGCAATTGAATTATTCTTTGTGAATAAAATATTAGGATCTATTTTTGGTCTGCCAACAACAACATTTGCTAGTGGTGCTACAGTATTAGGGCGTGTTGCCACGACTAGAGATGTAACTCCGTCGGCATCAGGTGGAGCAGCGTACGGTGGACAAGCTATGCTTGTTGGCGAAAGAGGTCCTGAGATTTTTGTTCCACATTCAGCAGGTTCTATTATGAATAGTAATAATACGCGATCTGCGCTTGGCGGTCGGGGTGGTGCAACTGTTGTTCAGAATATAAACGTTACAACAGGCGTACAACAAACCGTAAGAAATGAAATTCGTTCATTGATGCCAGAAATTGCTGCAAATGCAAAAAATGCGGTTTTAGATACCAAAAGGCGTGGCGGTAATTTTGGAAGGGCTTTTGCATAATGGCTATATCGTATCCCTTATCGTTACCTACAGCAACAGGTATAAAATCAATTACATGGACAATGGTAAATTCAGTTTCATATTCAGAAAGCCCATTTACATTTGAAGGACAAGTTCATGCCTATAATGGAGAGCGTTGGGAAGCAGATATTACATTGCCAAGGATGAAAAGAGCCAGTGCGGAACAATGGATTTCTTTTCTTGCTAGTTTACGTGGAAGATATGGCACATTTCTACTAAATGATCCCGATGCAACAAGTCCAAGAGGCACAGCTACGGCTGCAACAATAAGTGGTTCCGCAGGTGATAGAACAGTATCAGCAACAGTTACAAGTGGTGATACGCTGCTTGCAGGTGATTACCTTCAACTTGGAACAGGAAGCGATAGCACCTTACATAAGGTATTAGCAAACTTCACAGGCACAGGGAGTGCAGCAAACCTTGAAATATTCCCTGCACTGCGGAAAACACGTTCTAGCGTCTCTGCAGACCTTACAAGCGCATCTGGGCTATTTAGACTAAGTAGCAACGAAACATCATGGAATGCAGATGATGTAAGCACTTATGGAATTTCATTTGGAGCGGTTGAGGTTGTATGAGTCGGTCAATAAACGCAAATATTGTTTCAGCGTTAGCAAATCCTGAAATTGAACCTTTTTATGCGGTACGATTAGATTTTTCCACCGCAGCTCTTTATCTTTGGACTGGTTATGGTGACAAGACAATAAACAGCCAAACATATATTGGGTCAGGCAATTTACTGTCTATTGATGGATTAGAAGAAGTGAATGATCTTTCTTCTGCAGGAACAAAAATTGCACTGAATGGCATTGATAGTACAATTTTAAATTATGCACTGACTGAGGATTATCAAGGAAGGGAAGTAAATATATATTGGGGCGTTGCAGGTGTTACGCAGGTTGTAGAAGTTTTTAGTGGTTACATGGATCAAATGACAATTGTAGATAAGGGCGATACATCTACAATTAGTTTGTCTGTTGAAAGTAAGTTAATAGTTTTAGAACGTCCTAATATTAGAAGATATACAGAAGGCAGTCACGCATCTGTTATTGATACGGAAGGGTATTCAAATACAAATGACAGTTTTTTTAGATGGGTAGCTAAATTACAAGATGTTCAAGTCGCTTGGGGTCGAGAGAATGAGCGTGGCGATGAAACATCCTAATTTAGACATGTTAAACAAATATATAGCAGAAGTAAAAAATAAACCTTTTCAGTGGTTTGAGCATGATTGTTTAACATTTACCAATAATGCTTTTAAACAAATGTATGGAAAAGGTTGGGCTGATGATTGGCTTTCAAAGTATCACGAAAATGGTGAGCCGTTTAAAAGAGATAAACTTAGAAAAATATTCAATGCACAAACAATTGAAGATGCAATTGATCAAAAATTGCAGAGAATTGATTTTGTACCGCCAAAGGGGTCTTTGGTTTTAACTGATAAAGCAAGGCAATGGGTCATTGGAAAAGCAATGGGAATTGCAATTGGAAATGATGCAATATTTGTTTCAGATCAAGGACTGAATGCAATGCCAATTGAATATATTACTGATGCTTGGATTAACCCATGAAATACCAATTAGGTGATTTTACTGTAAAATATTGGAATAGTTGGGAAAGAGTTCCACGTTCACCTGCACAAATCGGCTTTGCGATTATGGGTCAACTTGGAATAATGGTAAGCACAACAGTAGCAGTTTTTGTGGGTTTGGCTACCATTGCGGCTGTTTCTTACATTGCACGAGCACTGATGCCAAAGTTTGATACAGATGCATTTGGATCAAGCAGTGGTTTGATGACCAATACAAGAACAGCAACTGCGCCTCAAGAACTTGTATATGGCACAATTCGTAAAGGCGGTATAATAACATATCTTGAGTCAACTGGAACAACAAATGAATATCTACATCAAATAATTTGTCTTGCAGGGCATGAAGTAAATCAAATTGGTGATATTTATATTAATGATCAGATTGTTAGTTTAGACTCTGATGGCAATGTTACAACATCGACATGGCAAGATAATGATGGTAATTCTACTATCTTAATAAAAAAATTTACTGGTGCAGCAAATCAAAATGTTTACACAACCTTAAATGCTCTTTCCAATGGTCCTAGTTGGGCAAATGGCGCAAGTGGTGATGATACAAATTTCCGTGGTCAAGGAATAGCATGTCTGTATATACGTCTTAAATATGATCAAAATGTTTTTACACAAGGTGTTCCATTATTCACAGCATTGGTGCAAGGCAAAAAGGTTTACGATCCAAGATCCTCATCTACTGCTTTTTCTGCAAATGCAGCGTTATGCATTAGGGACTATTTAACATCAAAATATGGATTAAATAATGCCACAGCTATCAATGATACGGTTTTCTCTACTGCCGCAAATACTTGTGATGAAACTGTATCTCTTAGCGGTAGTGGGAACGAAAAAAGATACGAAATAAATGGTGTGCTTTCTTTAGATAGACAACCAAAAGACATTTTGGGAGATATGGTTGCTGCATGTGCTGGAACACTTTTTTGGGGTCAAGGTGAATGGCAATTGAAAGTAGGTGAATATACTACTGCTGTCAAAACACTGACCTTATCAGATTTTAGAAGTGATGTTTCCATAATTACAAAACATTCCAGACGAGACAATTTTAATATTGTTCGCGGAACATTTAATGATAGTAGCGCAGATTATATAAGATCAGATTATCCAGAAATAAAAAGTTCAACATTCATAGCTAATGATGCAGGTGTAGAAAATGCATTAGATTTGCCATTACCACTTACAACATCAAGTGCAATGGCACAAAGACTTGCAAAATTGACATTGTTTCGCGCAAGAGAACAAATGACTGTTTCCGCAGATTTTAGTTTAGCAGCATTAGAGGTTCAGGTCGGAGACATAATAGGAATAACAAATTCAAGATATGGATGGAGTGCCAAAGATTTTGAGGTTATCGGTTGGAAATTAAAAAATGATAGAGATGGTGGAGAATTAGCAGTTTCACTTACATTACGTGAAACATCATCAGCAGCATTTTCATGGTCAGCAGAGGAAGCAGATTTAAAATCAAATGACAGTAATTTACCAAGTCTGACTGATAATTTAACAATTTCCAGTTTATCAACTTCTGGTGGTGGCAGAACACAAGCTGATGGAACTTTTATAAATAGTGTAATTGTTTCTTGGACTGCACCAAATAATTCTTTTATTTCTCATTATGAAGTAGAACATAAAGCAACGGCAGATAGTAATTACCAGTCTACAACAACTCCCGAAACAAGTATTGAATTAACACCACTTGTTGATGGCGTAGAATATCAAATAAGAGTAAGAGCTGTAACTGTACAAGGGAATAAGGGACCATTTGCAACAACAACCTTCACTGGCGGTGGTGATACTACCGCACCAAGTCTACCCACATCTATCTCTGCCACTGGGGGTTTTAAATTTATAACAATAAACTGGACAAACCCTGCAGATGCAGATTTGAATTTTGTTGAAATTTATGAAAATACCACAAATAGCTCAAGCGGTGCGACAAAGGTCGGTGTTTCTGGTGGTTCTACCTTTACGCGCACAGGCTTAAATTTAAATCAAACAAGATACTATTTCTTAAAGGCAGTTGACTTTTCGGGCAACGCATCAGCGTTTACAACGGGGGTATCAGCAACAACTACATATTTAGACGATCCAGATTTTGAGAACGGCATAAGACAAATATTTATTGATGCAGGTTTAGATATGATTGAACCTGTTTCTTCATTGCCGACAAGCGGTGATTTTGTTGGTCAAAATGTATATCTTACAACAAATGATCAGCTTTATGCTTGGGATGGGTCAAATTGGAATACAGCCGCAGGTGGAGCAAGTAGCTTCTCTGAGTTGTCAGGTTCTATTGCAGCAAGTCAAATACCTGATGGCACAATTGCAACAGCTAAAATTGCTGATGACGCAATCACGGCTGCAAAGATAGCAGCAAACGCAATTGGTGCAAATGAAATAGCCGCAAATTCTATCACCACAAACAAGATAGCAGCTAATCAAATAACAGGCGGTCTCATTGCATCATCAGGTATTATTACAAGTACAGCGCAAATAAATGACGCAATAATTACCGCAGCAAAAATTCAAGATTTAGCGGTTACAAGTGCGAAAATCGGAGATTTAGATGCTTCGAAAATTACCGCAGGTGAGCTTGACGTAGAGCGTTTTCCTGCATTGGGTCAGGCAAATACTACCATTTTTAGTAACAGTCTTACTAGAAATGGTACGGCAGCATCTGTCACTGTTTCGTTTTCTGGCGTAAAAGTAGGTGCGGACGTAATTGTTGTTGGACAGATTGGTGGTCACGCGAATAATGTTGAAAGTCCTTATTTAAGAGTAACCCCCAGTTCCTCCAACGTTACTTTAGCTAGTACGTCTTATAGAGATTTGAAAGCAAAAGAGGGTAGTATCACAATAAACCCACTAAGAGAATTTCAACCGATGGTAATGACTGGTACGACAACCTCCACCAGTGGATCGGTAGGTTTTTCAATACAGTTACGAGGGAATGATAGCGGTGGTGGAGGGTCACAAGGCACTATCGCAGTTTTAGTATTGTCAGGTTAAAAATGGATTACACAATTTATACTTCAGATGGGTCATACTTTGGAACACTTACTTGTTCGCAAGAAAGTCTAGCACCCATGATCCCTGAGGGTGGTTTTTACGTAGAAGGTCATCAGCATACATTATCTACTTGTGTAAATGGAATATTGTCAACTCCAAGTGATGCAGAAATAGAGACACAAACTTACGATTTGTACTTAGAAGGGTTCAGAGAAGAACGAAATAAACGGTTAGCAGATACAGATTGGACGCAAGTTTCAGATAGCCCTTTATCCGATAGCAAAAAAACAGAATGGCAGACGTATCGTCAAGCACTACGCGATATGCCATCACAAGAGGGGTTTGATCCTCTAAATCCAACGTATCCAACTGAACCATCTTAGGACTTCTATTATTTGAAGAAATGATGTAGGATGCAGGTGCATATGCAATTTGAAACGGAGATTTAAATTATGGCAACTATAGCGGACAGGGTGTTTGATAACGGATTGACCGTTTTAGACACAGAAGCAAATAAAATAGTAGTGACTTCACAAGAGGCTACAACCTACACAGAAGCAAACGCAACATACGCTTTAGGAAATTCTACATCACTTTCCATTGGCGCACCCGCCGATAGATCAGGCGGTGGTCGTGAAGTAACTGCGGCTGCAATTACAGACGGAAGCATCACAGGAACAGGTACGGTTACGCATTATGCAATCGTAGATACAAGCAATAGCAGATTGCTAGTAACTGGATCACTTTCTGCTTCACAATCAGTAACTTCTGGGAACACCTTCAGCCTAGCTTCTTTTACGGTAGGTATTCCAGACCCATCATAGGTTTTTTAAATGGTTCATCATAATCTAAGTGCCGTTTCAGATGAACACGGTAAAAAAATTGCTGAAAAAGATTTTTCGGTTGAGTTAAAAGAAAAAAAGAAAAAAACCGAAGAAGATGATGTAAAAGACGAAAGCAAGTAAAGATGGTTAAATTTGCAGATCGGGTCAAGGTAGCTACTTCAACAACAGGAACAGGAACAGTTACTCTTGGGTCTGCACAAAGTGGTTATCAAACATTTGCTGATGGCGGTATTTCTGATGGGGATACCGTCCGTTACGTTATTGAAGATGGTACGGCTTGGGAAATAGGTCAGGGTACTTATACTCATAGCGGAACGACATTAACGAGAACCCTCAGTAGCAGTTCAACAGGATCATTACTCAATTTAAGTGGTTCTGCTTATGTATTTATAAGCCCAAGTGCGGCTGATTTAACTTTATCGGGGGCAGCGCATAATTTTACAGCATTTACAGCGACATCAGGACAGACCTCATTCAGTGTGAATTACACTGTTGGAAATATCTTGGTGTTTATGAATGGTGCAAAATTAGATGCAAGTTCATTTACAGCTACAAGTGGAACTGCGGTTGTGCTTGGTTCTGGTGCTTCAACTGGTGATATAGTTGAGGTTGTTGAATATGGCGGTGCATCTGCAAATTATTCTACAACAGAATTTACAGCAACATCAGGGCAGACTGCATTCTCTGGGAGTTACAATATAAATAAAAGTGCGGTTTATCTTAATGGGATTTTATTACTGCCAACTACAGACTATTCAATATCAACTAGCGTAGTGACGTTAGTTTCTGGCGCAAGTACTGGCGACATCTTACAAGTGCAACAATACGCGATTTAGGAAAAAGTCATGAGTATAAACAGAAATTTAGCAAGCTTTGCGCCAAGTATTAATTCTTCTGGTAAGGCGGCAGTTGCCACGATAACGGTTACGGTTGCAGGTGGCAAATATTACATGGATGGTACGCAACAACAAACTGTTTCGCTTTCCAAAGGTATTACTTATCGCTTCGACAATTCTGATAGTACCAACAGTGGGCATCCCCTTGCGTTTTCCACAACATCAAACGGAACACACGGAGGTGGGTCGGCTTTTACGACAGGGATTTCAACAAATGGAACTGCAGGTTCAAGTGGCGCGTATGTGGAAGTTACATTAGAGCAAGACGCGCCAGATCATTTATATTACTATTGTACGAACCATAGTGGCATGGGCGGTCTTGTAAAAACTGCACCAGTTGGTGATGCAAATTTTGCAAGCTTTGCGAGTGCTTTTACATTTCCTACGTCTGACGGAAGTGCCTCACAAGTTTTACAGACGGACGGATCAGGAACCATCTCTTTCGGCACACCTGCGGCAAGTTATGGAAACAGTGATGTTGATAGTCACTTAAATTTTAGTAGCGCAACAAGCGGTCAAGTTCTTAGTTACAACGGTTCAGATTATGCTTGGATAAGCAATGCAGGTTATTCTGACAGTGATGTAAATACCCATCTTAATGTAAGCAGTGCAAGTTCAAACCAAATATTAAGTTGGAATGGTTCTGATTATGCTTGGGTAGATGATCAGAGCGGATCAGGTGGTATTGCAAGTGTTGCGGCTGATACGACGCCACAGCTTGGCGGTGATCTTGATGTGAACGGCAACGGTATTGTTTCAGCATCAAATGGAAACATTGCAATTACACCAAATGGAACAGGAAAAATTATTTTAGATGGTTTATCTTTTCCAACGGCAGATGGAAGTGCTTCACAAGTTTTGCAAACTGATGGGTCAGGTCAGTTAAGCTTTGCTGATCAATCAGGAGGTTTGAGTGCTGTAAATAGTCACACAAAGACGCTAAGCTCGGATGTAACAGTCGCAGCGACAGATAACGCTTTCTCAGTTGGTCCATTAACCGTATCAAGCGGTGTAACAATTACAATTTCCTCAGGGGCAAGATACGCAGTAATCTAATGACAGAACTTAAAGTAGATACAGTTGTAAATCTAGCAGGTACAGGTAAGCCCAACTTTGAAAATGGGATTACGGTCAATAGTGCAGCTACGTCTACGCTTAACCTAAATGAATATACTGAAAGTTCATCAGAGCCAAGCAGTCCAAGCAATGGTGCTTTGTGGTGGGATACTGCAAATGAGAAAACATTTATCTATGCAGAAGGTAAGTGGCGAGAAACAGTTGGTGTTTCGGCTGAAATAGTAAACGGTGGAACAAGAGGCTTTGCTTTTGGTGGCGATTACACCAATGTCATTGAATACGTTGATATTCAAACCGCAGGGAATGCAACAGATTTTGGCGATATGCAATCAACAGGAGAGGGAAAACCTGCAGGTGTAAGCAGTAAAACCAGAGGTGTAATGAGTGGTAATGGTAATTGGATGGAAAATTATGAATATATTACCTGTGCCACTGCAGGTAATGCCACAAACTTTGGATCAACTTATCAAAATGACCAAAAGGGTCCTGCGTTTGTATCAGATGGTTCTCGCGGTGTTCTTGTCAGTGGTATAACAGATTATGAAAACTCTAATCATATGGAATATATAACCATAGACACAACTGGAAACGGCACAAATTTTGGTAATCAAACTGTCACATCAACAGATAGAGCAGGTTGTGCGGATTCTACAAGAGGTGTAATCTTTGCAGGACAAAACACTAATGTTATTGATTATATAACTATACAAACCACAGGAAATGCCACAGATTTCGGTGATTGTATTTATAGTGGAATAAGACATTCTGGGGCAACGGCAGACGCCACTACTGGATTTCATATAGCAGGTGCCGATAGTTCTATGCAGGGTGAAATTCATTACGTTACTATCCAGACTACTGGCAACGCGGCCGATTGGGGCGATTTGTCTGTTGCGGCTTATGGGTGCGATGCATCTTCGGATGGAACCTACGTTTGTGTATTTTTTAGTCAAGCGAACACTGGGAGCATCAGTAATGCTAATAATATTGAAAGATTTTCAACAGCGAGCGCAGGTAATGCTTCGGATTTTGGTGATATGACAGTATCAAATGTAAGCCGTGGTTCATTATCAGGTAACGCTTCTTAGGAGAAAAAAATGCCAGAAATAAAAGTTGATACAATTGTAGATGCGGCAGGGACAGGGAAACCAAATTTCTCAAATGGTATTACAATCAATGGCGCGGCAGTTTCTACGCTCAATATTGGTGAATATAACGCAAGTGGAACTGAACCAAGTTCTCCTCAAAATGGTTCTATTTGGTGGGATACAACTAACGAAAAAATCTTTGTGTATATTGATGGTGAATTTAAAGAAACGATTATTATTTCTTCCGCAGTTTGGTATGGGTCAAGAGGTGTAATGTGTGGTGGTACATACCCTGTTCAAAATACGATGGATTACATTACAATTCAAACTACTGGTAATGCTACTGACTTTGGAGACCTTGATGTAACAAGAGAAGACCCAACTTGTTTTAGTGATGGTACGCAAGGATTTGCTGCTTGTGGTTATGACGGCAGTAGCAACACACAATCTGTTAGTTACTTTACTTTTGCAACAACGGGAAACGCCAGTGATTTTGGCGACATGACAGTTACAAGAAATTATGGTGCAGGTGGAGCGTGTGATGGAACAAGAGGTTTAGTTGCAGGTAATGGATTATCTGGAAATGTTATTGATTACATAACAACGGCCACCGCCTCTAATGGCTCAGATTTTGGAGACCTAACAGTAGCAGGTCGTGGTGCGGCAGGTGGAAATGATGCAACAAGAGCTTGTTTCGGTGGGAGACAAGGTGGCAGCATTGTAAATACAATTGATTACGTCACTATCCAAACTACAGGAAACGCAACAGATTTTGGGGATTTAACTTATGCAAGAAAATCTGGTTGTTCAGTATCGGATACAACAAGAATTTGTTTTGCAGGTGGTCAAGGTGCATCGTACTCAAACGTAATTGATTATATTACCACTCAAACCACAGGTAATGCTACTGACTTTGGCGATGCAACACAGGCATTTGGTTGGTCAGGTGGGGGAATGTCTGATGCTAGTCGAGGTTGCTATCAATCTATGTCAGGCGGCAATTATTCAAATGTAATAGAATATATTACGATACAAACAACAGGTAACGCGACAGACTTCGGTGATAGAACTAATTCATATTCTAATGTTGGAAGTTGTGCAGGTACTTAGGAGAAATATATGTCAGAATTTGTTACAAGAAAAATTACGGATAGCGCAGGGACAGGCGCACCAAGTTTTACATACGGTCTTAATTCTGGCGGCTCTGATAGTGGTTTAATTGGCAAGGCTTTTACCTCATCAGGAACAGAACCATCTTCCCCTGCAAACGGTGACCTTTGGTATGACAGTGGCAATGATAAATTATATTATTATGTAGCAGGTGAGTTTAAACAGATTACTCATGTCAATCCGTCTACTTTATGGTACGGGGATAGAGGTATTTTTGCAGGTGGTTATAATAACAGCATCCCCGGCAAGCAAAATGTTATTCAATATATTGATATTACTTCTTCTGGCAATGCTACAGACTTTGGAGATTTATTAGCATCATTTTATGGTGCGGCAGGTTGTTCTGATGCAACCTATGGAGTTATTTTTGCAGGTAACGATGAAGTTCAAGACAGAGAAGAAATATCATATATCACCATTTCAACCACTGGAAACGCAACTGATTTTGGAGATTTAACAACTGGTATGGAGTCAGGGGCGGCTGCGGCCGATTCTACACGCGGTTTACACTTCGGCGGTGAACGTGTTGATGGAACTTATTATTCCAATAACATTGAATATATTACAATAGCATCTCCCTCTAATTCTACAGACTTCGGAGACCTATCGGTTTCTAGAAGGCAACTTGCAGCATTAAGTAATGGCACAAGGGGCGTTACCGCAGGTGGTCAAGGTGCTTCGGCTTATAACAATGTCATGGATTATGTCGTTATCCAGACAACAGGTAACGCAACTGACTTTGGTGATTTATTAGGCTCGAAAAAGAATATGGCAGGTGCAGGTGGCGATACCAGAGGATTGTTTGGGGGCGGCAGAAATTCAAGCAGCATTTTAGATCAAATAGAATATATTACGACAGACACAACTGGAAATTCTACAGATTTTGGAGATTTAGTAAGCGGTCAGCACATATTGTCTGCGGTTAATAATGCGACAACTGCAATTTTTGGTGGAGGTACTTCAAGTGATAGTTTGCAATCAGTAACAATAGCAACGACAGGAAATGCTTCTGATTTTGGTGATTTATCAGCGCAAACTTACGCCATGGCAAGTATGTCGGGGGCAGCCTCTTAGGAAGATAAAATGAGTGATGCAGAAATTGAAAAGATAACAGACAGCGCAGGTACTGGTGCACCAAATTTTACTTATGGATTAAATAGCGGTGGGTCAGATAGCGGTCTTTTAGGTATTGCATACACGGCAAGCGGCACGGAGCCAACTTCCCCTGCGAATGGGGATGTTTGGTTTGATACTGCAAATGACAAATATTACACTTATATCAATGGGGAATTTAAGCAGCTTACTCATGTAAATTTTGTACCTTCGACATGGTACGGTGCAAGGGCATTACACGTTGGAGGTTTATCATCAAATGCTATAGATTATTTTGATATTACTTCGACTGGTAATGCATCAGATTTTGGCAATTTGACAAGTTCAAGAAGAACCGCAGGGTCAGTTTCCGATACAACTTATGGAGTTTTTGCAGGTGGATATACAAGCACTCATGTAAATACGATTGATTTTGTAACCATAGCCACGACAGCCGATGCCGCAGATTTTGGAGACATGACTGCCGCAACAAGAGATCATATGGCACTTTCTAATGGTGATCGTGGGCTTTTTGCAGGGGGCTATGATGGTAGTACAACAAATAAAATTGAATATATTACTTTAGGTGGTCAAACATCAGGAAATGGTACAGATTTTGGTGATTTGACGCTTGCAAGAAAAGACAGTGAAGGCGGCATGAATGATGCTACTAGAGGCGTTTTTGCTGCAACTGCTTCTAATTACACGATGGATTATGTTACTATAGCCACAACAGGTAATGCTACAGATTTTGGTGATGATAGTTTAAATAGAACTTATGCCGCTTCTACCTCAGGAGATACAAGGGGTGTAACAGGTGGTGGAAGTCTTATAAATGCTATTAACTACATAACTATTCAAACAACTGGAAACTCTACAGATTTTGGAGACCTTTCAGTGAGCAGATACCAACTTGCAGCAACAAGCGACAATACATATGGAGTTTTCGCAGGTGGTTTTGATTATTATAATGGATTAAATACCATAGATAGAATTACGATAGCTACCACAGGCAATGCCACGGATCACGGAGACTTAAACAAATCAGGTAATGCTCGAAGAATGGGTGGCATGACATCAGGCAGTGCTTCTTAGGAAAATTTAATGAGTACAATAAAAGTAAATACAATTGATAATGAAGGCGGTGCAGTTGATTTCCCAAATAAATTAACGGTGCGCGGAAATGCAATTGAACGTACTTATACTTCATCAGGCACCGAGCCAAGTTCACCTTCTAACGGTGATTTTTGGTACGACACAGGAAATGATGTTTTAAAGCATTATATAAATTCTGAGTTCAAAACTATTTCTTTGAAAGCAGCATTTAGTTGGGGTGGGGCTAGAGGTCTTTTTTTTGGTGGTTTACTTAGCAACTTCTATAGCCTTTCAAATGTAATTGATTATATTACAATTGCGAGTGCAGGTAACGCAACTGATTTTGGTGATACGACTTCTGCAATACAGAATAGTTCTGGATTAAGTAATGGTTCAAGGGCGGTTATTGGTGGTGGATATACCACTACGTATCAAAGTAACATCCAATATGTAGAAACAGCCACAACAGGAAATGGAACTAATTTTGGTGCCTTAACAGTAGCAAGGAATAACTCAGGTGCTTGTTCTGATGGAACATATGGATTGTTTGGTGGTGGATATACTGGCGCTGCTAGTGATACTATTGATTACATTACTGTTGCCACAACAGGAGATGCAACAGACTTTGGCAATCTAACGTCAGGTGCTTATGGTGTATCAGCTTTATCTGATGCAACTTATGGATTATTTGTATTAGGACGAACTGGAACTTATGTTTATGTAAATACGATTGATTACGTAACCATTGCAACCACAGGTAATGCAAGTGATTTCGGAGATGCAACTGTTTCCCTTGGTTATAGAGCTTGTTGTTCTGATACGACAAGAGGAATTATCGCAGGTGGGGCTTCTGGTGGGACATCAACTTATGTAAACGTAATTGAATATGTTACTATAGCCTCAACTGGCAATGCAACTGATTTTGGCGATTTATCAGATGATGTTTCAGCAATGGCGGCAGTTTCAGATGGTACATATGGAGTGATAAGCCATGGTCTCAATGACAGTTATCAAATTGTAAATACGTTAGATACAATAACTATTCAAACCACGGGTAATGCCACGGATTTCGGTGATTTATCAGTAGCCAGAAGCAGGTTAACAGGGGCATCAGGCAATGCGTCTTAGGAGAGAAAAATGAGTACATTAAAAGTAAACACAATTAGCAATAAAGGTTCAGCGGTTGACTTTCCTAACAAGCTTAAAGTTAGAGGCAACGCAATTGAGCAGGGATATACAGCAAGCGGCACAGAACCATCTTCGCCAAGTGAGGGAGATTTTTGGTGGGATAGTACTAATAGTGTTCTTTATCAATATGTAAATAGTGAGTTTAAAACCATTTCTCTTGCTGCTTCTGGTATAACGTGGGGTGGAGATAGAGGGCTTCAAGCAGGCGGTGAGACTGCAAATAATGGATCGTCTGTAAACGTTATTTCTTATATTGATATAACAACCACAGGGAACGCTACTGACTTTGGTGATTTATCAAATGCTAGAGAGCATTCGGGAGGATTAAGCAATCAAACAAGAGGCGTATTTTGTGGTGGCGATTCTAGTGGTTCTAATCAAGATGTAATGGATTTGGTTACTATTGCTACCGCAGGCAATGCAACAGATTTCGGAAACCTACAACGTGCAAAAACTGGAACAAACGCAGCAAGTTCGGATGGAACAACAGGAATAATTGCAGGTGGATATACCTCTGGTAGTTATCCTAGTAGTTATTTAGATGAAATAGATAAAATTACAGTTGCAACTTCAGCAGACGCAACTGATTTCGGTGATTTAAATTACAATGGTGGATATATGACATCTTTTGCTGATGCAACAAGAGGTGTTATTGCAGGTGGATATACTACAGCAGGGTCTGGTGATGCGACAATGGAGTATATCACCTATGCTTCCGCAGGTAATGCTACAGATTTTGGTGACCTGACAGAAGGAAGATATTTGGCAGGTAGTTTTTCCGATACAACCCGAGGCGTTATTGGGGGTGGTTCTACACCTTCGTCAAACGGTGTTAATACAATCGATTATGTCACAACGCAAACAACAGGCAACGCAACCGATTTTGGCGATCTGACGCAAGGAAGAAGAACGTGCGGAATGGGAAATAATACACGAGGGGTTTTTGGAAGTGGTGATACTAATTCAACATTTTATAATATTATGGATTATGTAACGATCCAAACAACAGGTAACGCTACAGATTTTGGTGACAATACTGGCACCTATGGTAAATCTGGAGCGTGTTCAGGTAACGCATCTTAGGAGGTCAAGTTTGACAAACGTAGTAACAAAACCAATAACTTTTTCTTTGCCAGTAGAAGCAAGTAAAAATATCAATCAAGTTGCAGCCGCAAAAGTTGCCGAAAAATTGCCAGAAATTGCAAAAGCTACTAGGGCATTTGATAGGAATAATTCACAGACAACATTAAATATGATGACATTGACAATGCTCAACGGTCATTCCCCTTATAGAATGTTGCGGCAGATTACAGCAGAAGTTGAAAAAAGAGAAAATGCATTAAATGAAGCGCAGGTTACTCATGCTGAAATACGCATGGAAATTATTGAACTAGAAGGTTCAAGCGATGCAGTGAGTGAAGCAAAGCTTCGACAGAAGCGGCACAATCTTATTCAAATGGAAAATAAAATAAACGGCTCAATAAAAGATATTGCTACGCTTATTGATAGTTATGATAACATCAAAGAAAATTATGGGATTGATGAATGGGATGAAGTTGCTTTTGAAAGAGAAGAAAAGCGGCATCATGTCCGCAGAGGCTTTGAACTTATGTATCGGAATTTAATGGACGGTGGTAGAGCTTCCACAGCAACCATTGAATATATGCAACAATACGGAGTGCATCCACAGTTAGCTTTGACAGAAGTTTCTGGGTATATCAAGGTAACGGCAGAACGGATTGCGAAAAAAGAGTTGCTACACAGCAATGATCTGGAAAGCTTTTTAGATCAAATGGCAGATAAGTATTATAAAAATGCAGACATTACCGCAGAAAGAATTTTTGGTAAGGCAGATTTTCTTAATACAGATTATATGTTACAACTTGAAAAGTCTAAGGAGTCAAAAGAATGATTATAGAATATAAAATGCATATGACCGCAGGAGGTATGCGTACCCCTGAGTGGGTTGAAGATGGTGGTTACTTTTCTGATGCTGCCACAAATACTTTGGTAGGTTGGTCACCTGATGAGGCAGATCGGGAATATTACATTCCTGATACTGTAACTGAATTGACAGCTACAGAATTAGAAACAAAAGTCCTAGCTTTGCACACCGCAAATAAATTTCAAAAATCTAATGAAGATGGAACAACTTCAGATATGACAAATGCAGAAGTCAAAACAATGGTTTCTGATTGGGTTTCAGCTAGGTCATAATTAAATGTTTGGATTTGCGCCAGTCGCATCAGCACCGATTGCGGATGATGCTGTAAGCGAAATTGCAATAACGCCAAGCAGCATTGTCTTGGGAACACCTGCAATTGGGTCAGTTACATTTACGCAAGTCCATTCACTCACAGCAACATCAGTTGTCTCTGGTGCTCCTGTTGTGCAATCAAGCACAGCAACAATCATTAATGTTATCACGGCAAGTTCACTGCTCACTGGCGCGTCTGTGGTCGCAAATACATCTATTGTATCCGAACACGCATTAATCTGTTCAAACGTAGCGT